AAAGGAGAAAGAATGAAATATAAATATCAATCATTGAAAGATAAGATAAAAGAAAAAGGTTATATACTTGAATACATTGCAAAAGAACTAGGTATATCGCCTGTCACACTTAACTCAAAGATAAAAGGGACTTGTCCATTCAAGCTACCTGAATTGTATAAGCTTGTAGATGTATTAGATTTAAAAAAAGAAGAAATATTAAATATTTTTTTTGAGAAATAAAGTCATTTAAAATGACCTATAAAGAGGAGAAAGGAAGATTAAATGGAATTAACCATATTTGAAGCTATAGGTTTAATTATAGTAATTCTAATATTATTTATGTTTTTACTGCATGTAGTCGGTTATTTAAGTGAATTAATATGTAATGCTATAGAAAAAGCATTTAATATATTTCTGGATACTAAATGCTTTTATATGACTTTCGTTTTATTGTTATTAGCGTTTTGTATATTAATTTTAGTAACATGTGCATTTATAACCGATACTTACACCATTACTTTATAACTATAGTTTGTAAATCAGGAGTTGGTAATTTAACTTTTTTGCAAATTTTGCAATGTTCTTTAAGCAAATTATTATAAAAAGTTTTTAATAATTTTATACAATGTTCATTACCATAAAAGCTAATATTTAATTCTTCAAGTCTTTTTGAACATAACCCTATTTTTATTAAATAATAAAGCTCGGTTTGTGTGTTTGGTTCAAAATAACAAATATTGTCACAAATAAAATTGTTAAAATTTGTTAATATTTCAGTTTTGTAAGCTATATCATCGTTATTAATTACATCACTAATAGACAATTTAGCGAAATTAACAAAAAAGGGTAAATAAGCCTTAAAATATCTTTCTTTAATTGTGAAACGATTGAAATCATAGGCTTTAATAAAAATATTGGCTACAACGCTTAAGCAAGCACTTAATATAGCAGTTAAAAGTATATTTAACATAATTCCTCCTTTTTTTAATTTAATTGTACCATAAAAAAAGGAAAATAAAGGAGAAGAAAAATGAAAGAAATAATCGAAAAAAGAAACAAAGACGCAATAACAAGCTTAGAACTTGTAGAACAAATTAACTTATTTAGAAGTAAAGATGGAAGTAAAGCAGTATTAAGACATGATACTTTATTAGACATTATAAGAGATGAGTTTTCAGAAGAAATCTCACTCCAAAAAATTCTGGAGTCAAAATATAAGAATGAGAGAGGTAGAGAATATCCAATGTTCATTCTAACATTCAGTCAAGCAAAACAAGTGCTAGTAAGAGAAAGTAAAGCAGTTAGAAAAGCAGTTATTAAATATTTAGAAGAACTAGAAAAACAATTAGAAATAAAAACATATAGCTTGCCACAAAACTACGCAGAAGCATTAAGAGAATTGCTGACACAAGTTGAAAGCAACCAAAAATTAATTAACAAAATAGAAGAGGATAAACCAAAAGTAATATTTGCCGAAGCGTTGGAAGTATCAAAAACAAGCATTTTAATTGGGGAATTAGCAAAAATAATGAAACAAAACGGTATAAATACAGGTGGAAAAAGGTTATTTGAATGGTTAAGAGAACATTCTTATCTTGGGACTAGAGGAGAAAACTATAATATGCCTACACAAAAATCAATGGATTTAGAACTCATGGAAATCAAAAAGTCTACATCTGTAAATCCAGATGGGAGCATTAGAACAAACACAACACCTAAAATTACAGGCAAAGGTCAAACATATTTTATAAATAAATTTTTAGATAAAAATAAAGGAGAATTAAAATGCTAAGCACAAGAAAAGAAATAAAATATAAGGTTGTAGATGGCAAGAAATACCTAGAAGATGAATTTATAAATATTAACTTCATTATGGAAGATTTAGATTGTAGTACAGGTAAAGCATACGAGATTATAAAGAAAGCAAACAAACTATTTTTAGAAGAGAATAAAATTAGATTTATTATGAGAGGTAGAACAACCTTAAGATATTATTATAAGTTAAATGGATTAAGTGGACAATTTATTTAAAAAAAGGAGAAAATTATGAAAATGGGTAAAATTATGGAAACATTTAAATTTGAAAATAAAGAAGTAAGAATAAAAATACTAGATAATGAGATTTGGTTTGTTGCTGCAGATATTACAGACATTCTCGGATATGATTTTCCTAGTAAAGCTATCAGAAATCATGTAGATGATGAGGATAAAATATTAGACCAAAAAATTGATTTGATAAATGAAAGTGGATTATACAATTTAATTTTCGCAAGTAAGTTAGTGATAGCTATGAAATTCAAAAAATGGATAATATCAGAAGTTCTATCAAAATTTAGGAATTACGGGAATGAGGAAACATACAAACAAACCCAAATAGATGGTTTAATTTCTGAGTATTACGCTCACTATGTGGAATATTTAAAAAAAGACATAGATGAAAAAAATAAATTAATTAATGAAAGTTATGAAATTATAAAAGGAATTAAAAATACATATTAACAAACCTAGTTAAAATTTATGTTTTATGGAGGAGAAAATTATGAAAAAAAATAAATGTATAGACATAGATAAATTAATTATTAGAATACTAAGTTTAGCTTTATTTGTAGCAATAGTAATTTATATGAAGAATGACCCAGAAACTATACCAGCTAATGCTAAAGATTACATAACAGATAGAGGGTTTATAGGTTTTGTGGGAATGTCAATATTATTACTAATTAATATAACTAAAAGACATCTATATATAGAATTATAAGGAGTAAAAAATGATAATAGCATTACAGAAAGAAGAGTTAAAAGAAATATTACCAAACAAAGAAGTCGAAATATTAGATTTCAATAGTCAAGAAGATTGGCACAAGCTAAGAAGTAAGGGTGTTGGTGGTTCAGATATAGGGGCTATCCTAGGAGTCAATAAGTATAGAAGTTTAGTTGATGTATACCTAGATAAAATAGAAGGTAAGAAAGTTGAAGACAATAATGCTATGTTTTGGGGCAGAGTACTAGAACCTATTATAAGAGCAGAGTTTCAAAAAAAACATAGTGAAGAGTATCAAACATATTTAGCACTTTATTCTCTTAAATATGGGGTGCTAAGGGCTAATGTTGATGGACTAATATATAATAATAACACTCAAAAATGGGGAGTGTTAGAAATTAAAACTGCTAATCAATTCACTACTAAAGAATGGAGTGATGGAGTTGTACCTCAAAGTTATTATGCACAGGTTATGCACTATTTAACTGTTACAGGCTTAGATTATGCAATTATAGTTGTATTGATAGGTGGAAGTGATTATAGGGAATTTTATATCGAAAGAAACGAAGATGAAGTGAAAGCTATAAAAGAAGTTGCAGAAGACTTTTGGAATACATATATAATACCTCAAAAAATACCTGCACCAGATGGTTCGGATAGCTATTCAGAATATCAAAGAGAATTACTAGCTAAGTATGAAACATTCAGCAATAGAGTTGAACTAGATGATGATATGAATAAGTTATTAGATGAGTCAGAAGACAAAAAACAACAAATAAAAGAACTTGAAAAAGAAGTAAAAGAAACAGAACAAAAGATAATGAATATAATTATTGATAATGAAGCAGACTTAGCAGAAAGCAACAAATACAAGGTTAAGCTTGTAACTCAAAACCGAACAAAAGTTGACCCAAAGTTCAAAACAGAACAAAAGGAATTAATAAACAAATATAAAGAAATAGAAGAAAAATATAAAATAAAATATAAAACTAATTTCTTAAAAATTTCAATGATAGGAGAATAAAAAATGGAAAAAGAAGAAGTATTAAAACTTGAATATTTGAAGATAAATGATGACTATACAATAGCTACTATTGTATATCAAAATGATGAGATTTTAAAAAGAAATCATTTTAAAGATTACGAATTGGGGGTTAAATCTTTTGTAAATCCAGAATTTGTGTATCCTAATTTGTATGTTAGAGGTTATAAGACTGAATTAGATAACCTACCTATTACAATACCTAATGATTATGTAGAATTTGTGAAAGAAAAAGTAAAAAATATAAACGAAAAATATGGTATTCCAAAAAAATGGTGTCCTGATTTGGGCAAAAAATATTATTTAATTAATCTTAAAACTGTAAATAATATAGTTTCTGATTTTTGGGATAATACCAAGATTGAAAATGAATTTCTCAAAAAAAATTTAATTTTTAAAACTAAAGAAGAAGCAAAGTTTGTAGCTAATAAAATGTTTGAAAATATCGATAAATGGAGAGAAGAATATCAAAATGAATACAATAACGAAAAAGGAGAATAAAAAAATGGAAAAAGCCAAAAATAGCTTATTAGCTAAAAAAGAAAATTCAGTAGCAACTGCTAAAAAGCCTAGAACAGTTGTAGACCTAGTACAATCAATGCAAAAGCAATTTGAGATTGCATTGCCTAAACACATAAATTCCGAAAGATTTGTGAGAATTGCTATAACATCAATCAGACAAAATCCAAAACTAGCTAAATGTAGCCAAGAAAGTTTGCTAGGTGCATTAATGACATCAGCACAATTAGGACTTGAACCTGGAATATTAGGGCAAGCATATTTGATACCTTACAAAGACAATGTTCAATTCCAAATAGGCTATAAGGGTATGATTGAACTACTAAGAAGAAGTGGGCAACTAAGTGACATATACGCTTGTGAAATTCGTAAAAATGATGACTTCCAAATCACTTTAGGACTTCACAGAGATATAAAACACAACATCAACTTCAACGAAGATAGAGGAGAAGTGGTAGGGTATTATGCAGTAGCAGTATTAAAAGATGGTGCAAATTCTTTTGAATTTATGACTAAAAAGCAAGTAGAAGAGCATAGAAAAAAATTCAGTAAGGCAGGTAATAACTCACCTTGGGAAACTGATTTTGACGAAATGGCTAAAAAAACAGTTATCAAGAAGTTACTAAAGTATCTTCCTGTGTCTGTAGAATGGCTTGAAAATGTTTCTAAGGACGAAAAGGTATTAACAGTAGCCACACCATCACAAAATTCAAATATGGACGAATTAGAGCCTATAGAATTGAACTTAGATGAAACCTCAGAAGATAATTCAGATAATATTCAAACTGTAGATTGGTCAACAGGAGAAGTAATTGAAGATGGAAAAGAGGTAGAAAAGAGTGAATAACGTAACTTTGATGGGTAGATTAACAAGAGACCCAGAACTAAAAAGAACAAGCAAAGATAATGCTTATTGTAACTTTACATTGGCGGTGAATAGACCTAAAACCAAAGATAACACACAAGATACAGATTTTATACCTTGCATTGCTTGGAATAAGACAGCTGAGATTATTGAATCATGGTTGCAAAAAGGGGATAGGTTAATAGTAATGGGTAGGCTTAATGTGACAAAGAATGATGATAAATATTACACTAATGTAATTGTCGAAAAGATTAATTTCATTGACACTATAAGAACAAGCAAAGAGAAGAAAAATGAAGCATGGATAGAACCAATTGAAGATGATGGTGAAGATGAAGGCTTTCCATTTTAACTAACTTGAAAGGAGTTGACTTTAGGTGCTTGATAAGAATAAACAACAACCCTTTTACCAAGTACCTAAGGTATTTGGCAACCTTTTAGAACAAGGAAAAATGTCACTAACTGATATTTGGATTTATACCATTATGTATGATACATGCAAAATAACAACCTTAAGAGATGAACAAGGGAATAAGTACATAAAAATCAGTTATGAAACTTTAATGAAAAAGTTAAATGTTAATAGCAGAAAAACTATAAGTGGTAGTATTAAAAATTTGATGAATTTAGGACTTATCAAAATTGAAACTACTAAAGGAAAATCTACAAAATATTTTATCAACCAGTTCCTTTAGGGAACTACCACCAGTTCCTTTTTGGAACTACTACCAGTTCCTTAAGGGAACTATAATAAGAATATAATTAATAATAATATATTTAATAAGAACTAAGACTAAACACATATATATTTTTAAAGGGAGAGAGTAAGTCTCTAAATTAGTGTACTTAATTTAGAATATAAATATTATATAAGCATAAAATAGCATTTAGTTTATATGTTATATATAGTCTTTACCCCCCCTAAAAAACAAGAAAAGGAGTTACAAGTGTTAGAACGAAAAGATTATGAGGAGTGTATAAAATTCTTAGAAATCAATTTCAATAAAAAATACACAAACCAACAAAAAGATATGATGTACCTAGTATTTAACAAGCTAGATAAAAATACATTTAAAGCTTGCATAATTAAAACATTAGAAACACACATGTATAATAGCTTGCCTAACGTAGCAGATATATACCAACATGTGAAAACAACAGAAAATACTAAGAACTTAATATCACTACAAGTTCAAAACTACATACAAAAAATGGCAACTAAAAGTTCATACAATGTAGCTTGTGATATGCCTATAGTTCATGCAGTAATTGAAGAATTAGGAGGACTTGAGTATCTAGGACATACCACCCTTGAAAACTTAAATATTATACTAAATACCAAAGTTGAAAAACTAGTTAAAGCCTTAGCTGATACTAAGCTATACAACTTGAAGTTAATACTAGGCAAAGGTGAAACAGATGAACTCTACATATACGGAGATAAAGAACAAGCTAAACATTGGATAAGTAGCTATATAGCAAAGAATACAGACTTAATTGAAACACAAAAACAAGTAATAAAGCTATTAAATAAAAACAACATGCTAGAAGATAAGGTACTACAACTTGAGAACACAATTAAGCTTTTAGGAGGTGGCAAAAATTAAAATTAGTGAAGAGTTTATCTACATCAGGGGTAATGTACCTAGCAGTAAGAACTCAAGACAATGGACAGGCAGAACACTTATAATGAGTGAAACAGTAAGGAAGTATAACAAGAATTATAGCTATCAATTTGACGACCCAGAGAACATACAGAAATTTAAAAAGATGGTAGAACATGAAATAAAGCCATTCAAGATAGGATTTTACTTCATCAGAGATAGCAGAAGAAGATTTGATTATGTGAATATAGCACAATATCCACTAGACTTAATGGTGAAGCATGGTTGGATAGATGATGATAATTGCAATGAGATTATACCAGTATTCTTAGGCTATAGAGTACAAAAAGAGAAAGCAGGTATGGTGATTAAGGTTATAAAAGGCTAAATTTTGAGCTATAAGGCACTTTGAAATAAAAATAGGTATAAACCTTAAGGGTGTACCTATAAAATTAAAATATGGACTTGCTAGATAGCTTAAACTTGATTTAGGAATAAAATTCAGGAGGTAAAAATTGACAATAAGAGATAATGAAGGCAAAGAATTTGAAATTGAAATATCAAACATAGAAAGCATAGAACCAGTGTTTGAAAGAAACCAAAAATATATTAAAATTTTAAAAATTAACTTTTGTAAAAGAATTAAAGGCAAAAACAGTATAATAATAACAAACTACTACAATCCAAACCTTGATATTATTGTTTCACAATTATTAAAAAAAATGAATTGTATTAGAAATGAATATTACATGTGAAAAAAGGAGAAGAAATTATGACTTACGAAGAATTTAAGTACCAAGTTAGAAAACTAGGTTTAAACTTTTGTGTTTTAGATACTTTAATTTGTGTTCAAGATGATAAAAGAAATGCCTTGTACTCTGTAGATACCACAAAGCCACACATTGTATGCCATACAAAAAGATTTTCAAAATTAGATGATACAACGCAAAAAGCAGTATTTACCTTAGTATACTTATTAGCTAAAACAAACATTAACGATAGAGGAGACTTATACAAAGAAACTAAATGGTACTTAAGACATAGATATCTAAATACCTATAATGGTGCAGGTTACTTATGTCAAAGCCCAAAAACTTTATCACTAAGAGGAAAAACAGACGATATCATACCAAAATGCAAATTTACTGAATACGAAATTGAAGAATTAGGAAAAATAATTAATTTAAACGATTTTGAATGGGAAAAGGTGGAATAATGACATATAAAGAGTTTAAAAAAGAAATTAAAAAATTAGGGTTAAAATGTACATATGGAAAATATTCAGTTCAGGTATATTTAACAGAGGATGAAGTTCAAGCTATCGTCGATAAGGATAAACAATTTATTGCTACTATATATTTAACTTCATCTTTAATAAGTGATGATGTCAAAGATAAATTATCAGATTTATGTTTTAAATTAGCTAGAACGCCAATTAATGAAAGGGGTAAATGGAGTGACTTATAAAGAGTTTGAAAAAGAGATAAAGAAATTAGGGTTAGTTAGTTATTATAGTTATTATGTTATTTCTGTATTTGACTCAAATGGCAATCCGTTGGCATATATAAATCAAACCACTTTAAATAGCATGTCAACAATATCAACTGTATCACAATTACCAGAGAATGTAAGTTATAAATTACTTACACTATGTTATGAATTAGCAAGAACACCACTAGATGAAAGAGAAACAGTAGTTTTAGATTAAGGAGAGAAAATGAGAATAAAAAAATTACATGAAAAGGCAGTAGTACCTCACTATGCAACAGAAGGTAGTGCAGGTTTAGATTTAACAGTTATAAGTGACAATGACACTATAGTTATACCATACAACAGTACCATGTTATGTAGAACAGGCTTATCGTTTGAAATACCCAAAGGGTATGTAGGTTTGATATATATTAGAAGTTCGGTAGGTACAAAGCTTGACTTAGTATTATCTAATCAAGTTGGAGTAATTGATAGTGATTATAGAGGGGAAGTAATGCTACCATTAAGAAACTTAGGTAGAAGTGCTAGAGTAATTGAAAGTGGCACTAGAATTGCCCAAATGGTAATAACACCTATTAATCAAGTAGATATTGAAGTTACAGATGAACTATCAGAAACAAAAAGAGGAGTTGGTGGTTTTGGAAGTACAGGAAAATAAAAAGTATAAAACAGATGGTGAACAATTATATGATAGCGAAAAGTATGCAGAATGGCTACTCAATTATATATGGGAAGAGGGAAAGTATAACTTAGATAAATTAAGTGATATTGATTATAAAAAGCTAGAAGGCTTTTTAGCAGACAATATATACAAATTATTAGACACCTTAGAAAGAGTTGATGATTAATGTTTTACAAGCTAGGAGAAACAATATATGTTAATAAAGTGTTCTATATCCATTGTCCTTATTGCGATAACTACATAGATATGTGTGATAAAGGCATATGGCATAATGCAGACTATATGTGTGATTTTTGCCTTAAGTATTTCACTATCAAGCTAGGAATAGAGGTTACAAAATGCGAAAAGTTAAACCACAACAAAATAAAATAAAAGAAAAGGTAATTGTGAGAAAAGTTAACGAAAATAAGCCTACATATGTACTAGCTAAATGCTTATTAGAATTACCGCTAGCCATCAAGAGAGCCTTTAATGTGAATAGTAAGGAAATATATGCTTATGTAAAAGATAATAAAAAAATACCATACAAAAGTGAAGTGTTGAAAGAAGAATGGTATGCAGGCTTAGAAATATGTATGAATAGATGGCTTAAACTCACAGAAAGACTAAAAATAAAACGTGAAATGTTAAAAATTGCTAATAGTAGCTATGTAACAGATGAATTTGTAAAATGTGTTACTGTCAATGTAGCTTACGTTCAAGAACACTTTATAAAGGAACGGCTAACAAAGATTGATGATGACCCATTAGCACATGCAGTTACACTTATAGCTTTAATATCAACAATTCAACAGATATTAGAATATAAAAATTTAGAAATGGGGAAAAAAGACTTAAAATATATGAGATGGCTGACAAGCACTTATACTGATATGTTATGTGGTGTACTACATGACATAGATAGCTATCACGGATTCTATTTAACCACACAAATCAAAAAAAGCAGTTAAATATAGGAGGAATAAACTTGACTGAAAAGGACAAAAAAGAATTTGTGAGACTAATAAATGAAGAATTTGTAAGATTGGAATACGAAAAGAGAATGAAAAACAATGCACTTACTTTTGAAGATATTGAAGATACAATATCACTATTACCAAAGCTAAAAACAATGTTGAAAAACAATGAATTGCAGTTAGAAGCAGTTAAATTAGGTATAAATCAAAGTAGTTCAAGTGGAGACATGGAAAGGGTACAGACTTCTATAAATCTTGAAACACCATTAGAGAAACAAGAAAACATAATAGAAAAGTTAAATCTTAGAATCGCAAAACAAAAAATACTGATTGAAAGAATTGAAAATGCTTTATCTATTGTGTCTAATGATGAGTATTACAGTATAATTGAGATGAAATATTGGAAGAAATACACAAATAAAAAAATATCTGAAGAATTGCATATAAGTGTCGATACACTTAAAAGACAAAAGAACCGAATGATTAAAGAAATAAACATTGTTTTTAATAAAAGTTTTTAAAAGGCTGGAATAAATTTCCAGTTTTTTTATACTTTTATATTGATTTTGCACTATTTTTGCACTACTTATACTCTTTTTTTTCTTATTAATATAAGCTATAATAATATTGTGGTAATCAATGGTTCGTGTGATGGACGGACAGTACTTATTTTAACTTTTTTTAATTTAAAATTTTATATCATTTTTTAACGTTGTTTTTACTCCCTTAGCCCTCATTCTAGGGGAGTTTTTATTTTACATTTTTTTGAAAGGTGGTGATAAAATGCTGAAACTTACTAAAAAACAAAAACTTTTTTGTGAGTATTATAAATCTACTCATAATGCTACTGATAGTGCAATTAAGTCAGGATATAGCAAAAAGACAGCATATGCTATAGGTTCTAAATTATTGAAGGAAGTTAAGATACAAGAATATCTCAATAGCATTACTAAAAATAGTGACACTACAAGAATAATGGATATACAACAAATTCAAGAGTTCTGGGCAAGTGTAGTTAATGACAAGAAAGCTAAGCTATCTGACAGACTAAAAGCAAGTGAATACATAGCTAAGAGTTGTGCAGCCTTTATCACTAAAACAGAAATTAGTGGAAAAGTAAAAACAGAGTCAGAAAACAAGGTAAGCTTACTATCTACCGAAGATTTAAAAACTTTAGTAGATGAGATTAAGGATAGTGACTAGCTTATGGCAGTTAAAATAACGAATGAATTAAAGAAAGAAATAAGAAAGCAGGCTTTTTTAGAACTTGCAAGGAGGGATTTTTGGTACTATTGTAAACTGTTCGATAGTAAAAGAAGTCCTTTTTATTTGGAAGACAGGTATTTTTTAAAAGATTTATGTTATAGGTTGCAAAGGTTCGTTGAAAAAGATGAAAGCAAGATATTAGTTGTTAATATGCCACCCAGACATGGTAAGAGTAGAACTGCTACCTTGTTTGTACAATGGTTACTAGGAAAAGACCCCCACTACTCAATCATGACAGGCTGTTATAATGAACTGCTATCCTCACAATTTGCTAAACAAGTTCGTGATGTTATAGCTACTGAAATAACAGATGGAATTATTGTATATAATAATGTATTCCCTCATACCAAAATTAAGTATGGAGAAGCCAGTATGAACAAGTGGGCTTTAGAAGGTAATACTATACCTAACTACCTAGCAACAAGTCCAACAGGTACTGCTACAGGGTTTGGTGCAAGATTAATTATAATAGATGATTTAATTAAAAATTCGGAAGAAGCTTTTAATGCAACAGTTTTAGACAAGCAGATTAGTTGGTTCACTAATACTATGCTATCAAGACTTGAACAAGGTGGTAAAATCGTTGTTATAATGACTAGATGGGCAACAAATGACTTAGCTGGCTTTATACTGAATAACTATGAAAATGTTGAACATATCAATTATAAGGCAGTCAATAATGATGGTACTATGCTATGTGATAGCTTACTGTCAAGGCGAGAATATGAATTTAAAATAAAGAATATGGATAAGGCTATAGTGTATGCTAACTATCAACAAGAACCGATTGATATACAAGGCAGACTATACAAAGACTTTAAAACTTATTCTAGGCTACCTGATATGCCTAACAGAGGTATTAAATCTTACTGTGATACGGCAGATACAGGGGAAGACTACTTGTGTAATATCATATATATGGATTACAAGGATAGTGCATATATATTAGATATTATTTACACTAAAGAGCCTATGGAAGTAACAGAACCACTTGTAGCAACAGCATTAGCTAAATTCAAAGTTAATGTTGCTACGATTGAATCTAATAACGGTGGTAGGTCTTTTGCACGGAATGTTGATGTAAAAACTAAGCTACAAGGCAATATAACAACTGTTGTTAGATGGTTTCATCAGAGTGCTAATAAACAGTCAAGAATACTATCAAATAGTGCATGGATTTGTGAGAATGTTTATTTCCCTGTTGATTGGGAAAATAGATTTCCAGAATTTGCAAAAGATATTAAGTCATATCAAAGAGAAGGTAAGAATAGACACGATGATAGTGCAGACGCATTAACAGGAGTTGCAGAACAATTAAACAGAACTGATAATTACAGTTTTGAAGATTAATAATGGAAAGTTGGTATTATGTTAGAATTTATTAAAAATTTTTTTAAAGGAAAAGGAAATAATGAAATGAATAAAACAAAAAATAAAGAAATGCCAAGGAAAGAAATAGAAGTATTAATATCAGACTTTATTAGCGGTAAGACACTAAGAGATATGAACATAGCATACAACTACTACCTAGGCAATCAAGATATTTTGAATAGAAAGATATATGGGTTTGACAGAAATGGAGACAAGGTCGAGATACCTTTTGCACCTAATAACAAGGTTGTAGATAATCTTTATAGAAGATTTTTAGACCAAAAAGTCAATTACTTATTATCTAAAGAACCTACATTCGTAAGTGAAAACGATGAATATAATAAATTAATTAAAGAAGTGTTTAACGATGAGTTTTTAAAAACTCTTTTTTTATTAGGTAAAAATGCATATAAATACGGCTTATCTTGGCTATATGTATACTATGATAAAGATAGTAAGTTAAACTTTAAGATATTCGATTCAAGGGAAATTATACCTATATGGATTGATAACGACCATAAAGAACTAGATAAGGTAATTAGAATATTTAAAACTAAGAAATTCAATGGTAATTCATATGAAGATGTTACGAATGTTGAACTATACACAACAGATGGAATTAAACGATACACATACGATAATGGTAAGCTAAGTGATGTATTAAGTGATGAACCTTATATGATACTAGATAATAAAGCCTATAACTGGGCTAAATTACCTATTATACCATTCAAGGTTGATGAGACAGAACAACCATTGATTAACAGAATGAAAACATTACAAGATAATATTAATTTAACTATTTCAGACCTAAGAAATGAATTATCAAACACAAACTATAACAAGATACTTGTACTTAAGGAATATGATGGTGAACCAATGTCATTCAGAAGAAACCTAAACACGGCAGGATTTATTAAAGTTGCACGAGATGGTGGAGTTGAAACACTAGACATGGAAATTAATATTGATAAGTATAAAGGAACATTGGAAGAATTAAGAGAATCATTAATTTCTAATATCAAAGGTTTTGATACAAAGAATGACAGATTAGGTTCAAATCCTAATACAACCAACATTAAGGTAATGTATACAGATATAGACCTTGATTCTAATGGGATTGAAAGAGAATTTAAAACATCAATTAAAAAGTTACTTTGGTTCATCAACCAACACTATATGTTGCTAGGAAAGGGGAATTTTGAAGATATATCACTAAATATTGTGTTTAATAAAGATATGCTAATCAATGAAAATGAAGCCATAGAAGAATGCATAAAATCATTAGCAGTTCTTTCAAAGAAAACTGTTATATCTCAACACCCTTGGGTAACTGATGTTGACCTAGAGATTAAGCAAATAAAAGAAGAAATGGAAACTACAGACGATTACGATGATTACATACCAAAGCCAAAGCAAGCAGACAAAGAAAACGAAACAAAAGATGGTGAATAACCATGGATATAAAAAAGTTTCAAAAATATTGGCATGATAGAGCAATAGAAGAAGAAAAGAAAGTATATGAAGTAACTAAAAAACAAATTGAATTACAAGAAGAATTATATACTAATGCTAAAAGGAAGATAGACACAACCATTAATTATTATACTAATAAGTTTATGAAGAATAACAAGGTTGACTATATAAAAGCTAAAGAACTATTAAGCAAAGATGAATTGAAAGAATTTAGATGGACTTTATCAAATTATATCAATAATGCAAAGAAGAAAGATTTACCATTAGAAGAGTTTGAAAAACTTCAAAAACAACTAACTAATTCAAGTTTAAAACATAGAATAGACAAGTTAGAAGCTATGAAACATGAAATCAACATGCATTTAAACGAGTTAGCCAAAACTAAAGAACTTATGGTAGAAGAACACCTATCTAAAGTGTACGAAGAACAATATTATAGGAACTTATACAACAATGCGATTGCAACAAATAAAAGCAAGTACATATCAAGGCTAAATCCATCACAGATACAGAATGTAGTTAGAAGTAACTGGCTATCTGATGGTTCTAGTTTTAGTGACATCATATGGAAGAACAAAGAAAAGTTACTAAATGAAATGCAGAAAACAATAACAGTTGGAATAATATCAGGCAAGACACCTTACAGCTTATCCGAAGACTTTGCAAGGGTCATGAATGTTGATAAAAGCAGAGCAAGAGTATTATTGCAAACTGAAAGTGCGAGGGTAAGAAGCATGGCAGAGATTGAAAGCTATAAACAGATGGGAGTTAGCAAGTATCAGATAATAGCTACATTAGATGATAGGACTTCTGATATATGCCAAAGTATGGATATGAAGGTATTTGATACCAAAGAATATGAAGTAGGTGTTACTGCCCCACCTTTCCACCCAAATTGCAGAAGTACCAAAGCCCCATATTACGATGATAGCCTAATTACACAAGATGGAAGAATAGTGAGAGACCCAGAAACTGGCAAACAGTATACAGTGGGTAATATAAGTTATTCTGAATGGGTAGAAAAATATGTGAAAAATCCAGAACAATTAAAAGGTTACGGACAGTATGCAAGATATAAGAAAGTTTTAGGAGATAAAGCACCTAATTCATTTGATAAATTTGTAGATATGAAGTATAATAATAGTAAGAAATACAATAGTTTAAAGACATTGTATAAAGATACCAAAGAATACAATTATACTGTTGATTTATTTAAAAATCACGGAGTACCTGAGAAGTATATTCCACAAACGTTAAATAAATTTGTAGGCATTAAATTAAATGACAAATTAGAATATGAAAGTATTAAATTTAGAAAAAAATTATTACTAACAGATTATGCAAATAAATTAAAAGAACAACAACAATTAAAACATAAATATTTATCAAAGCAATATAATAATGAATTATTAAAAAATCCACCAGTGAATAAATCATATTTTAAAGATAGTAATAAAATGACTGATAATGAATATAAAGATAAAATTAGAGAGTTGCAAAAGAAAATAAGGGGAAAAGGCGAAATAATTGTTAATGAAAACGAAAATTCTTATGAATATATTGAAAATTATTCTCACAATAGTGATATAGGAGAAACTTGGGATAGAATAAAGTTAAAATATTATAGCACTAAAAAGACTAGAACAATATATTCTAAGAAAGGATATCATGTGTATCCTGTATATTAAAAAAGGAGAGATATATGTTAAAAGATGAATTATTAAAAAATATAGGTAAAACTATGAATGTAAAATCATACCATGAATATGAAAGTATTAAATTAGTTGATGTATATTATGATGAGAATTATTATGAAACTTGGTTAGCAAAATTTGATTTAGGCATATGTGGTTTAGAAATTAAAGTAGATAATATAAAGTCAATAGAGATATTAGATTAGAGCAACTGCAAAAGGTTGCTTTTTTTTTCAGCTAATTAAGGAGGGATAAATGATATTAGATAAAGACTTAATAAGGCAAATACTACTGTATGTTGAAGAGAATGGAAACGACAAACTGCCTGTATATAATATTGAAATAGATGGATATACAGATGAAGAAATAAAATATCATTTTAAACGATTATTAGAAGCAGATATTATTAACGGAGAAGTTATTGGACTTCAAGGTAATAAGATTAGGTTTAATTGTTTAACTTGGTATGGTCATGAATACTTAGATAGCATAAGAGATAAAGGATTGTGGGAAAAAGTAAAAAGAGATATAGAAGTTTATGGAATTAAAAGTGTAACTTTAGACATCATAAAAGCATATGCAGAAAAAATAATTAAAGAAAAATTAGGAATATAAAAAATTGTCTTTGTAAAGCTAGACATTAAAGAAGCTTTTTTTTATTGCATACAAAAATCATAAAATACTAGAACTAACTAGAATAAAAAAGAATAAAAGAAAGGAATGATAAAAGTATGAAAGAAGAAATATTGAAGTTAGGAATTGATGAAAAGGTAGTAGATGAATTGCTAAAAATAATAGGTAAGAACACAGTTCCTAAAAATCAATTCAATGAAGTGAATGAAGTGAAGAAGCAACTAGAAGAAAAGGCAAAAGATTATGAAACACAGTTATCTAAGCTAGCTAAAGATAACAAAGGTAATGAAGAATTGCAAAAACAAATAAAAGAACTTCAATCACAAAATGAAGCTAAGGAAGAAGAATACAAGACTAAATTTAATCAATTAAAACTTGATAATGCACTAGAATTAGCTTTAACCAAAGAAGGAGCAAGAAACAGTAAAGCAGTTAAAAGCTTACTTAAGCTTGACCTTATAAAAATGGACAATGACAACTTAATAGGCTTATCAGACCAACTAGCAAAAATAAAGGAAACTGATGGCTATTTATTTGAGGTACAAGGACAAGAGCCAAAACAACCTACACCTCAAGGATTAGAACCTAAAGGGTCTAATGGCACAGACAATTCAAATGTAGACATCAACAAGATGACTTACGATGAATTGTGTAATTATTATAACAATAACAAATAACAAGTAAAGGAGATTTTAAGAAATGGCAGAATTTAATTCAAAAACATTCAATGCAGAAGCATTCGGAAAATACATGGAAAGAATACCAGACACAAAGAAACAAGAATTATTAAGAGCTGGAGTATTCACAGGAGATAAGAATATAAGCGATACATTCGCAACTCAAACAGGGCAACACTATGCAGTAATACCAATGAAAGGACTAATAGGTGGTACACCACTAAATTATGATGGTAAGACAGATATAACTGCAGAAACAACAAAAACATACACACAAGGTGTAATAGCATTAGGTAGGGCAATGGCTTGGTATGAAGAAGACTTTTCATATGATATAACAGGTGGAGTAGACTTCATGGGAAATGTTGCTTCACAAGTTGCAGTATATTGGTCTAATGTATACCAAACAATATTACTATCAATATTAAAAGGTGTGTTTGCAACTAAAGATAAAGAATTTGGTTCACATACCTACGATATATCAGATAAGACTGGTGAAGAAGCTAAAGTAGGTGCAACAACTTTAAACTCAGCAACTGCTCAAGCTTGTGGAGATAACAAGAACAAGTTCGATATAGTTATAATGCACTCTGTGGTAGCAACAAACTTAGAAAACTTACAAGTATTAACTAACTTCAAAGTTAATGACGCTAACGGAATGCAAAGAGATGTATCACTAGCTTCATGGAACGGAAGAACTGTATTCATTGACGATTCAATGCCAATGGAAAAGGTTGCAGGTGGTTCTACAGGACAAGATACATACAAATATACAACTTACATCTTAGGTAGAGGAGCATTTAAGTTCGCAGATTTAGTAGTTAAAGTGCCAAATGAAATGTATAGAAATCCATTAGTACACGGTGGAAAAGACCAACTAATAACTAGAAGAAGATTTGTAATAGCACCGTTTGGTTTCTCATTCACTAAGACTGATACAGTTTCTCCATCTGACAAAGAACTAGAAAAAGGTGATAACTGGGCATTAGTTAAGTCAACTGATGGAGATAAGATAGATGTAAAAGCTATACCTATCGCAAGAATAGTATCTAAAGGATAATGTGAACTAATATGGATAAGGAAGATATACTAGCTAAAGCTAAGGCAGGGCTAGTAGAATACAATATAAATTATAAAAACGATAATTTTTACTTTGATTTAATTGATAGTGTGATTAAAGACATACTAGACTATATAAATCAAGATGAGTTGCCTCCTAACATTATATATATAGTAGTCGAAAGATTGAAAGGGTATATATTAGAAGATACCCTTTTAAACCTTTCTAAAGATGAAATAAAAAATATATATGGGATAAAAAAAGAGGATAACAACACAATATCTAGTGTTAAAATAGGTGGAATATCTACAACATTTAGTGATAAAGCTAGTGAATCATCAAAACAAATGCAATACTTCTCTGACTTAAAAAAGCAAGTCATAGAATTAAAAGATTATGGAATTAAGCAATTGTCACGATACAGAAGAATAAGTTGGTGGTAATCATGGATTCAATCACTTTAAGATTAGTAAAAGATACACTTGATAAGAGTTATAAAGATACGGCAGATGTGTTTGTTACATCTTCGCAAGAAATAAATGGCATAACATATGACGATATAGAAACAAAATTAAACCAAGAGCCTATTAAGTGTTTGCTAAGTTATAACGATAATAGAATTGCAAAAGGTGTAGTTTTGACTTCCGAAGTTGAGGCTACACTCTTTTTAAGTAACGATATAGATATACCTTTAAATTCTAAGATTGCAATAACAAGATTAGGGCAAGTGTACAAGTATAGAAGTATAGCTATAGCAAGAAAATACGAAACACACCAAGAGATAGATTTAAAGGCTATTGACATAGCTTAATTTTAAAAGGGAGGTGTTAATATAAGCTTCAACATTAATATCAAGGTTGATGAAGAGTTAAAAAAACTGATAGCAAATTCAAGCAAGATTGAAAATAGCCTAAAACAAGCTAGTATAGGCTTAAATAAAGAATTAACCGCTAGAACATATGCAATAGTTAAGAAGAGAACACCAGTTGGAATATATAACCCTATAATGGTTAATGGTAAGGTATACAACGGTGGTAGGGTTGGTGGTACACTGCGTTCAAGTTGGCAAATGTCAACAACACAAACAAGTAAAAGTATAACATCTAAGATATACAACAATACAGAATATGCAGAGTATGTCGAATATGGACATAGACAACAAGTAGGTAGGTTTGTGCCACAGATAGGTGCTAAGCTTAAGCAACCATTCGTTAAGGGTAGTTATATGCTAACTAAGTCATTAATTGAGATTAAGCCACAAGTTGACACGATAATTCAAAAATACCTTGATAGAATCAAGTTATAAAATAAGGTGAAAACATGAATTTAATAGAATTAAAAAGTAATCTTGCACAATACATTAAAAGCAAGAATGAGAGTATAACAGTATATTCAGAAGATAAAACACAAGGAATTAAATACCCTTGTATGTTTATTAATCTAATAGAATCAAGCAATTTGAGAATTGCAAATATTAATTATGGGAAAGTGTACACACTTGATTTAATATATATAGAACAGGCTATACCTAGAGATAATTATTCAAGCATTGAAGATATGCTAAACCAAATAAAGATAGAAAATGATAGTGTGTACATTGAACACAAGGAAAGTACTATAGTTGATAAGATACTACATCATCAAATGGAAGTTACAGTAGTCAACGATAACTTAAGCAACATAGAAACTAGAAATTCAACATATAAGTTAGTAGTTGATACATTTAAACTACTAGGTGATAATGTGTTCTATCAAGTAGGAAATCTGAAAGAATTAAAAAATGGTATATTCGTTGTTGAACCTACAAGTGTTGAAACAAGCAACACCTCAATCAATGGTAAAAAAGAATATACACGAAACATAACAATCAGATATGCAACAACTAACGAAACAATTATAAACTCTGATGTTGCTAGTTTCTTAGAAGATAAAATGGATATTTTATTGAAAGAGCTGTTACAAACAAACAAAATCATTAAAGCTAATTATGAGTTAGAATTGAACGATTTAAGTGGAGAATATAAAGGCATATCAGTTGCTACATATCAATCAAATTTAGAAATTACAGAAAGGAAGTAATAGAATATATGGAAACAAAAGTATTATTAGGAATACAAACTGAAAAAGGTACACCATCAACAACACTAAAGGTATTACCTTTTACAGATTTTGGTGTTAAGCCAGACGTTAATAAAATTGAATCTAAGGTATTATCTAGTGGTAGATGGACTAAGGACGCATTCGCAGGTAAGCAATCCGTTGCAGGTGACTTAGGAATTGAACCAACAATAGATTCATTAGAATTATTGCTACAAATAGCAGGATTTAAAAAAACTACTGACACATACAAAAGTGGTTCATTCGACAAGTATGCAACAATAGTCAATGACTTTACTAATGACGAAATGCATTTAAAATTTGAAGATTGTTTAGTTAATACTATAACAATAACTGCACAACAAGAAGCATTTTTAAACGTTAAAACTTCAGTAATAGGAATGAAATCAAGTGCTAATGATGGCAAATTCGCAGGAACATCTGAAGAATTAAAAGATAAGGATTATCCTTTAATCTGTTATGGTGCTAAGCTAATATCAGAAGATAAAGACGAATCAGCAACAGTAGAATCAGTAGAAATCACAATCAATAATTCACTTGAAGGTAAAGGTGGACTAAACACTAGATTTAATACTAAAATAGTACAAAATGGTAGAGGTTCAGTAGAAGCTACTATCAATTTTAATGCATTCGACAAGTCTAATTACCTAAAAGCAATGAAAATGTTAACAGATAATTCATCAATCAAATTACAATTAGAATTAAAAGAATCATTAGAAAATGAAAAAGGTAGAAAAATGACAATTGAATTACCTAGAGTTAAGATGACTAATGTTGAATTAGGAGACTTAGAGGGTGCAGGAACATTAACAAGAACAATGTCAGCATTGCCAGTTAATGGAGACCCTATAACATTCAAAATTGAAGGAACTGAAATAGCACAATAAGTAGGTGAATAAGAATTGGAAAGCAAGAAAAATATACCACCATTAAAAGATAAGGTAGCAACAAATGCTACCTTTTTTGGTGATGAATCAAATAACGGGATATTAGTTGAATGTGTAGCTAGTTTTGGCAATATGATGAACTATAGAAACGCACAAGTACAAAAAATCAGAATGGAAACAAAAGAAGATGGTGCACCATCAACAGTAATTGAACCATATAATTATGAGTTCACAGAATCTAAGGAATATAAGCTTGTGTTCGCACAGACACTTAAAATTATTGTAGATGGTAAAGAAACAGACAAAACAAAAGAAAACTTTAATAAAGTATTAGACAGAGAAAAGAAAGTATTTTTAAATGCTTTAACGGAAATATTAGAAAAAAGTGATGATGTGGGTTTTACAATATCACAAATTACAACAAATTAAAAGAAAATTACTATAAAGCATATAAAATAGGTAAGAAAGGGTTAAAGACACCAAACAGAATATATGAATTATATATTGAAGATATATCAAGATATATGAGATATTTTAGATTTGATGGATTCAATGGAAGTTGTAACTTACAATTTCTACCACTTAGTAGGAGTTATGACGAACACCCTTATTGGCTAATAATGAAGATGGAAATAATATTAGAAACTATAAATAAAGTAAACATGGAAGAGAACAAAAAAGAAAAATAGAAAGGGGGTATACATAATATATGGCAGATAAGAATTTTGGTGTTGAATTTAGAACAATGTTTAAAGGTGGTGGTTCTACACAGTTCAAAAAATCATTATTAGATATTGAAAAGCAACTAAAAGAGATTGAAAGTCAAAATAAGCAGTTTGCACAATCACTAGTAGACACAGACGAAAAACTGCTTAAGATAATATCTACCAACGAAAAACTAGCAAGCAAGATGGGAAAGATTAAAGCACCTAAAGAAGCTACAGAAGGTGTTATAGGTTTAAAACAATCATTCGATAATTTAATGGGTGCAGTTAAAGGATTCTTAGCCTTAGAAGTAACAAGAAGAGTGATTGAAATAGGAAAGGCTTGTCTTAAGGCTAGTTCAGATATGACAGAACTACAAAACGTCACAGACCAAGTGTTTGGGGATATGTCAAAGGAAGTGCAACAATTCTCAGAAGATATGGGAAATGCTATGGGTCGTTCAACCTATGCACTTCAAAAGTATACATCTGATATAGGTTCAATATTCAAGGGATTAGGTGGAATATCCGAAGAATCTACAAAGAAGATGAGTGAAGATTTGGCAGCCTTAGCAGTCGATATAGGTTCATTCAAGAATATTGCAGATGACCGTGTTTTTACAGCTATAACCGCAGGAATAGTGGGAGAAACTGAACCCTTAAAAAGATTAGGTATAGTAATCAACGAAAATGTTATGGCAGAATATGCACTAACTAAAGGAATAAAAGAAAACTGGGAATCACTAAACCAAGCAACAAAAGCACAATTAAGATACCAAAAAATAATGGAAAGTACTTCATTTATGCAAGGTGACGCCGCCAGAACAATTAATACATATGCTAACCAAATAAAAGTATTCCAAGCTAATACACAAGAATTAGCAAAGGCAATAGGTGACAAGCTTGTTAAGTCTTCTAACAGTTGTTTAGGAGCAATTAATGACTTAACAGAGGGATTAACAAGATTTTTCAGTAGAAAGTCAAGTGCAGACTTTGTTAATGAAGCTATAGGAGAACTTAATGATGTAAAAAGCTTGTTATATGAATATAAAGCATTGTCTGAAAGTCAAGTGAAGAACACTAAAGATAGACAAAGAATGCATGCAATAGTTGAACAATTAAAAGCAACATATCCACAAGAAATGGCAAATGTTAATGCATTAACAACTAATTACTATGAGTTGTCAAGTGCTATAGATAAGGTTACTAATTCGATTGAAAAGAAGATGGAAACTGCAGAGCAAGATTATTTCAACACACAAAGGTTAAATAAGCAAAAAGATACAATCAAAGAGTTGGAAAAATCGGCTAAACTTGTAAGTGGAGCATTAGATGAGATTACAAAAGAAATTAACACTAGAGTGCCAGAACTAAAAGTTAAGTTTAATGCTGATGATTTCTTGAAAGAAATTAAGAATGGAACAGTTCATTCATTAGAAGATTACATAAGAAACAAATTCCCTAAAGAAGCAGAAAAGGCACTAAAGCAACTTGACGGTGGATTTCTTGGCGGAACTAGAAAGTCAAACCGTGAAATTAACTTTAGTGTTATAACTTCTGAATTACTAACACAATCCGAAATCTTAAAAAGATTTAATGGTAATTTGAAAGAAATTGATTCTAATCAAAAGTTGGTATCAGCTAATAGTAAGAGTATGTATAACTCACTATCTAAGTCACTTAATTTCAGCAATGAGATTGCACAACAAAACAACAGAAGAATAATTGAAGAATCAAGAAGAGCAGAGATTGACAGAGCCCAAAAGAGTGGTCAACTTGTAACAACTATACATGACGCAAAGAATAAGACAATAGATGTAGTGGTTGGTAATGACATAGGGCTATCATCTAAGGAAACCTTAGAAATACTTAAAAACCGTGGATTTATTGAAATGTTTATTAAAGGTGTTAAAACAACCTTTAAACAATTAAATGATGGAAGAATTGAGCAATCAACAAGTAATGCTAGCAACAAGCTAGGATATAAGGTTGACAGTCACGGAAGATATGTAAGAGATGAACAAAAGAAGATTATATCAGAGAAAGATTTTCTAAATGAATTAAAGAATAATCTAAAGAAAGAAACACCTAAAATACCTCCTAAACCTAAAGGTTTTGGCAAAGGAGCAGGTGGTGGAGGTGGACACAGTAAGTCATCATCTAAAGGTGGAAATGGTGGAAGTAGCAAAGGTAAAGAAAAAGAAAAATGGGAGCAAATGCTTGATAACTTAGAGAAAAGCTTGAAAGATTTGTCGACACCACTAAATACTAAAATTACACCAAAAATAAAAGAAGTAGCAGAGAAACTAAGAAAAAAACAAGATGAATTAACAGAATGGCTTGTATCAGTTAATGAAATAAAAGGGTTTGAAGCAACAAAAGAAAAGATAAAACACCTTGAAGACCAACTAAAAGTAGCAGTTGAACTTAAAGATTCAAATAATGTCGAAAAAATAAGGGCAGAAATCAACAAGTTAAAAGTTGAAAATGTTTTGCCTGAACTCTTCGGTTCAATCAATAAGGAACTAGAAGAGAAGATAAGACAAGCCCAAGGTATGAACATGAAAGCCGATGCAAAAGATATTGAAACTACAAGAAGTAATATCGAAAAGTATAAAGCAGAGAAGATGAAGTTGTATAAATCACAACTTGAAAACGGCAATCTAAGTCAGTCAGAATACATTGACAAACAATTAGAATTACACAAAGAAATAATCGAAATATATAAAAAATACACAGATAAAGCAGGAGAAATTAAAGAATTTATTGTACAAAAACAATTAGAAGTACAACAAGTTACAGATAATATACAACAAGGTGTATTTATTGCTAACATAGAAAATGCTATCAATAACGGTTCTACAGAGCAGTTAAGAGATGGAATTGTTAAGGTATATGATGAGGCTTTAAGCAAAATACAACAGGCAATAATAGAAAGTGCAAAGAACTTAGATACTAAAGAATATTCAGAAGCACAAAAGCTATTAAGTTCTAAAGGCGAAGAGTTTAACAAGATAGCTAAAGAAATTAGTGAAACAGGTTCAAAACAACTAAAAGCATTGTTGGAATTAGTTAAGAATTTATTTGACTTAAAAGAAGTTAGAAAAGCTAAAAATTCATTAACAACATCAGAAAAAGCATTGAAAGGGCTTGATGTTGTAGGACAAACAATAAAATCTATATCAAGTTCTATGAATGGTAAGGGCAACGAATTGCTTAATGGTGTGTCTAAGATGATTGATACTGCAATATCTATATTCAACAATGTTCAGAAAGCAATGCAAGCAAAATCAAGTGGTGATATGTTTGGAATGTTCGGTTCAATAGGTGGAATAATAGGTTCAGTAGTCGGAGTTATAGGTGGAATATTTGGTTCTATATTCGGTGACAATGGTACAACACGTGTTAACGAAGAGAAAAGAAAAGCAATAGACAAGTATAATGAAGACATCATCAAGACTAACAACAACTTAAGAAGTTCTATGGACAACCTAACGCAAGAAATGAAAACATTCGGTAAGACTTTAATTCAATCATTGTCTAAGAATACATCGAACGAAAACTTAAAATTAAGCCAAGACATAGTATCAGAATTAGTTAGAACTTATGCTAATAGTTTTAATCCTAATGTAAGCACAACAGTATCAAGAGAGAAGTTAACCACTTTATGGTGGGGGTTATCTAGCCATAGAGAATACTTAGGAACGGAAACTGAACAAAGAAGACTAAGAGAGATATTACATATACCAGAATTTGATAATGCAAGTGATATAATGCGTTGGTACAGAAATAATAGAAATTCATCATATAGTGGTAATTTCCATGACCCTGCTGGTACTAGAACAGGATTGTTTGGATTATTTGGTGGAGACAACTTTTCACATAGTTTGGTAGGGACTAATTTTAATCAAGTATTGAATATGCTACCTGCATTTGCTAATTCAGTTAATGCATTACAAAAATTATCAGCTAATATTAAGTCTTATGGAGTGTTAGAAAGCTTTGAGGGTGTGTCTGTTACTACCGCAGAAGACAAAAAAGACCAATTAAGAACAATGTTCAGGAAGTTAGCAGAAGCAAGTGGACAAAATTATCTTGAAATGGCAGACAAGATAGAACGTAAGCTAGATGAATTGATAAAGACAGATGATGTAATAGTAACTGCGTTTGATGATGTTAGAAATGGGATAACAACACAACTAGCACAAGGTAATAATATAATAGATGGCTTAGCTACTGCATTGCAAGGATACTTCAACAAGATTAGAAACAACATAGCTAAAGTTAAGTATGACCTAGAATTCAGAGACATGCAAGGCTTTGAATCTAACTTTATTGAAAAATTTAGAAAAGTGTCAGAAGAATTGAAAAAGATAAGACTTGAAAATGGTAAGACATTGAAAGACTTAAATCCTAAGGTTCTGGACTTTAGAGACCAATTCAGGCAATTAAACAGAATAAGCAAAGTGTCTACAGATATGCAGAATATCATCAAGGAATTAAGAAGACAAGCAAAAGAAGAAGGATTGTCAGAAGAGGTAATAGACAAGATATTGCCTTTAGGTAAAATTGCAGATAAGGTTAAGAACATATCAGAAATGATTAAGAATGCATTGACAGTCGCAATAGATACTAATTCCTTTGACCAATTCAGTATGAGCCTAGGAGATAGCTTATACAAGAGTGTCAAAGAATCAATAATAAAAGCATTCGTTGAAACTACAAAATTCCAAGAATTGTATAAAAGGTATATGGACACAGAAGAATATGACAAGGAAATTCAAAAAGCTAAAACTATGCGTGAAGCATATGACACAATTCAAAAGCAACTAAAGAAAGCAGAATTAATGCTTAAGGCAGAAGGATTAGGATTCAGAGAAACCAATGCTAGTAATGGTGAATATCTAGGTGGATTAACTGCTAGACAATCACTACCTGCAACAAGCAAGCTTTTAAGTGGTAGTGTTGGAGAGATAAGCACAACAGTTAATATATATAACAACGGTTACTTATCAACTGACAGTAACAAGTTCATAGATGATATGACTGACCAAATAATTAAAAAGATTGATGAAAGAAAGAAAAAAGAAGTGTAGATAGCAGTATTAGATGTTATCTACATTTTTTTACATTTTATATGAAAGGGGGTTATTAGAATTGATAAAAGTAAATGAAGAGTATATGAACCTTACTAAAGATGAATACAACAATTATCAACATAAGTATAAGATTATTAACTTAACACGTAATAAGATGAACCTAGAACCATTGCTAATAAGCGAAAGTTTGAGAGTTAATAGATTCTTGAGAACTGCAAGAGGAACATTGACACCAAACAATGTTAAGCTACAATTCGAGGGTAAACAAGGTAATCAACAAGATTTTTTAGTTAAGGATTTCTTAAATAGATATAAAGATTTCCCAAACATGAGATGGAAAGACATAATAACAGTTGAATTTATAGAAGAATATTTAATAAAAAATCAGGATATTATAGAAATAATTGATATATTTAACGGAAAAGAAATTACAATATTCAAAGGTCAGGTAAGAGAAGTAACCAGAATTGATACAGATAACAGAAGAACGATAGATATAACTATAGAAGATAACACAATAAAAGGCTATGAAAATACATTTTCTGAAGAAAAGGTATATGAAAACCATTATATATCTAATAACAACGAAAAAGATAGGTCAATATTGCACATTCTATCAAAAATGATAGGATTTAGTGATGATAAATTGCATATAGCAGATGTTAAGTTCAAAAATGGTGAATATATCACAATCCCATTAATCAAGTGTGAAAAAAGTAAAAAAATAATGGAAGAGATAGCAGAGATAGTAAGAGCAATATATGGTAATATCTACACACTTCCTAATGGTGAACTTAGAATAACAAGTGACCTTGATAAGTCTTACATAGAAGATACTAAGATAACAATAGGAAGTAAAGATGGCAATTATCCTGTATTAAGTTTCATTGAAAACACAGAAATTCAACCAAAAGAAAACAAGGTTGAAGTTAAGTATAACAATGTTGTTAAACATGAAAGACAAGCAGTATTCGTGCTTAGTGGTCAAAATGCAGTTGTAAGTGAAGATGACGCAAAAGTTAAAATCCCTAAAAATAGTGAGGGTAAAGAATGGTGGAAGATTGAACTTAATAATGTAGTTAATATTGAAAGAACACCACAAATAGTAGCATACAAAATTGAAAAAACTACTGTTGTAAAAGAATTACCACCCAAACCAAAACCGCCAAAAATTGAGAAAAACAAAGTCAAGGAATACATCAAAACACATACATTAGGTGAGTTATCACGTAATAATGAATTGCTTGATTATATGTATAATCACAAGAAAGTCTTAAAACCTGCAACACCAGGAAGAGGTGGTAGCCCTAAAGATACAATAACAGGTGAGTTTATATTCCTTGAAGCTAATCCTAAGTGTTTTATAGCAGATGGTAATAGATATAGAGATGGAACGGAAATTATAAAGGGATTAGGTAACATAGGTGATTTAGGTAAAAAATTCGCACTATTTAAAAGTTGTAGAAAAGTATGTAAATCACTAAGAGTTGACCATGACGAAGATGATTATATATACTACTTTGATTTAGGGGAAGATGAGGTTGTAAATAATGAAGATACAGGAGTGTTAGAACCACAGTTTGAAACTAAAGAAGAGTACACAACAAAAGAAGTAGAATATACTGATTATGAATTATTGTGGGAAGATAACGGATTAAATGCTAAGCTAAGATTTAATAATAAGAACGATTATGATATTTATATTAAAGAGTTCAAAATATATGGTAACCCTATTACTAATTTTAAGGATAATTCAATATTATATACCGAAATAAAAGGAATAAAAGACTATAACCTTAAACAAGTAACGAACAAATACATCAATAGCAAAGAATTAGCAACAGAAATAGCTAAGCACACATACTATAATGAATGTAGAACATATTCAAGAGTTAAGCTACAAACTAATAATATGCCTTTCTTATCACTAGAAGATATAGTACACCTTGACTATAACAAGTACAAGGGTGATTATCAAGTAATAGCTATAACTCAAACAGAAAGCTATACAGAATTACTATTAAAGCTATACAGAGAATACCAAGCATACGCAGAAAACTTTATAACAGAGATTATAGCTAAGAATAATAAAGACTTAATAGAATCTAAAGTTAATATAACTAAGGAAGAGAAAGAAAAGATAACACAAAATGATAAGTCTATAAAAGAATTAAAAGCAATTGTAGATGATTTAAAAGCTAATACCAATACTAAACTTGATAAAATATCTGAACAGATAAGTGCATTTACAAGCTTTTTAGAAGAGTATATGAAGATAGAACCTAAACTTAACAAGATTGTAGCAAACTTTAAAGAAGTTGACTATATGACTAAGAATGAAGTATTAACAGCATTACAAAATGTTACAAATAAAAAAGAATTTGATACATTATTTAATTCAGAGAAAATTAAAAGAATGATAGTTAATAATCAAGACTTAATGCTTGCAATATCAAAAAATAACAACATATTAAATGTTATGTACAATAACTATAAGAAGATAAATAGTGGTGCAAGACAAAGTGTAAGTGGCGGTAAATATATCATACTAGAAGTATCAGGTAGCAACGCTTATAGTAGTAGTTATGGTGAAACAAGAAGAAATGGTTCAACTTTAAGTGATTGGGGTAATTACAAAGGTAAATTCCAGTATTTCAAGAATTATCCAAACTATGTAGATTATATCAGAAATGATACCGAAAGTGATGACTGGGTATATTATTATGATTTTGAGATTTAAGGAGGTATAAATGGCAGAAAACAGACATATATTTAACAACTTGACACAAGTAGAGAAGATAAAACCTAAAATTGATAATCCGATAATTGTTGAAGATGTAACATACAATTTTAGTGATTTAATCGAGAATGAATGGATTTCACATTTCCCACAATATTCTCATAGAATGCGTAGCACATTCGTAAAAGGTGCAGAAATTGTAGATGAACATATAGCTAACATTAATCAGTACTTGATACAGTTAGAAGATGAATTGTATAGGGTATATGACAAGCTTAGCGATGATAAGAAAGCAGAAGTAACAGGATTTATACAAGCTAGGCAGAACGAAGTTAATGAGTTCATACAAGCTAGAAAAGATGAGGTAGCAAGCTTTATCAGTGATAGAAAGACAGAAGTTGCAGACTTTATAAAAGATAGAAAAAACGAAGTGGCAACTTTCATAAGCGAAAAGCAACACCTTGTTGATGAGTTTGTACAGGCTAGACAGAATGAAGTAGCTAACTTTATTCAGAGCAAAACTAACGAAGTGTCAAATTATATAAACCAAAAAGAAGAACAAATAACAAGGTTTATTGAAAACAAGGATAATGAAATAAATAAAAGAACTGAAACCTTAGATAACTACACTAAAAACCTAGAAGGCAAGATTGACCAATTCAATCTAGTTATACAAGGTGGGGAAGCTACAGAAGATAAGCTAGGACTTATAAGGTTAAGTACAATAAGTGAACAAGTGCAAGTAGCAACAGTTGAGAACTTAAAACAAGCACTAATAACACCTAACTTCAAAGATACAACACCAGTAAAATGGAGTGTTAACATTACAGTAAAATATTGTGGAAAAGAAAAGAAAATAGTAGCAGATAACCTAGATAAAAATAAATTAGATTATGTGTTTAATAGTTCTAATTATTCTGAATTTGCAAATTATCACCCACAAACTGAAACAATAACAAGAGCAGATGAAGAAGTTAAAAATGTAGATAAAGTTATATACTTAAAACTAAAGCAAGTAACTGTAAGATGGCACATAACAAGTGAAGATGGCAAGATAAACAAAACAATTGAGGAAGTAGTGGCTACACAAAATAGTCCATTTATTTATCAGTTTGACCCCTCAAAATATACTGAATTAGCAAAATATGAATTAATATCTGGTAAAGAAAATTATGTAGGAATAGATGAAAATGACGAGGAAAAAGAAAATAATATAGTCTTACAATTGAAACAAGAACACCCAGAGCCACCTGTCCCACACCCAGAGGCTACACCTGTACCAGAGCCAGAGCCTGGAAATCCATCGGGGGGGGGGTATGAGTTTGGATAAACCAGAAGAAAAAACTTTAAAAGAAAAATTATTAGATGAAATTAAAGATGGAATAATAAAATCTCTGCCTTTAAAATACAAAGGCAAAAAATATTCTGTGGGAATACTGGAAAGTGTCGAATTTCAAAATTTAAATACTGATGATATTATAATAGCTGCTAAATTGAAATTTGTCGGAGATAAAAAAAGTAATATAACTTTATTAAAAAATAATGATAGTGAAATTGCTTATTTAGATGTAGAAGTTCGTGATGATAGACGAAGATTTGAACTTAATTTTAACACATATAGCACAGCATATGAAACAACATTTTTATTAGCTAAAGTTTCTGGTTGGTCAAGTATAAATTTATTATTTAATTCGATAGATTGGTGGAAAAAAACTGATGAATTTGCTAGAGTGAAATATCCTGTTATAGAAAAGATGGAAGATAGAATAATATCAGCGTTTAGCAACCAAGACATTGGAATCAATACTGAATATGGAAAAGTATTGTGTGAATGGTTCTGGAATTTAGTCGATACAATTGGAGCACGAGGGAAATTTGAAAATTATGGAAATGAAAAAGGAGAATTAAAAGATTTCTTTGATAAAATGGGTGCGTTAATTCAGAAATTTTCAGATGATTTAGTTGATTTTCCAACATTAAATTATGTTTCACTTCGCTTATTGCCGTTCCATATATATGAAGAGATAAAAGAACCAGACACAGATGACGAAGATAGACCATAAAAATATTACAAAGAAAAGGAGAAAAGAACATGAGTAAAAAGATAGAATTAGGCTTACTAGCCAAGAGCATAAAGGCAATACTAGGGCAAGACAAGAATATTAAAATTTTGAATGGGAAGGATAGCATAAGCATAAAAAGAGATGATATATTAGTGTATGACGATGGAAACCAGTTCTACTTTTATAAAGTAATAAGAGATGGTAGCACATCACTCCCAACATCGTATTACTGCGAAAAATTAATATTAGGAGAAGGTGGCTTAAAGTGGGAAGAATTTAAAAAAAAAATGCAGAAAATTACGAACCTCCTATCATAGTTAGTGATACCTTTGATTATATATTATTAAGAATTAATCATGCTACAGTATATGAAAATAAAATAGAGTTTAAATTCTGCAACGGTAAGGTAGTGACATTTATGACTGACCAAACAGAAGATATTGATTTATTCAGTGGAACAAGGGAAGTAAGAAAATGCACCGTGAATAATGACGGTAGTGAAAATGAATGTAGAGTAGAAAATGGAATAAGCCGATGGTCTTATGAATTTGAGGAGCTTTTAAATGCAAGCAACAGTAGTGCTTATACACATTCAAATTCTCCTGTTGGAAGACTTTTTAAGTGGGGTGGTGGATATACATTATATCAAATATACATTTTATTTAGGGATAAATATTATGGCGAATTCCAAAACCCTAGACCATTTATAGAACGACACAGTAAATGTAGATATCTAACAAGTAATGAAGTCACACTCCATACTTATGCAGATAATTGTGGGTTTAGTTCAACATATATTCCTAATTATATGCCTTTTCCAAAAGGGTTAGTCAATAAGGACAAAGTTTTAGAAGAAATACTAAAAAGAGATTAGAAATAAGTATTAATAATTAAAGAAAGGAGATAACACGATGAAATACATATATAAGAATAACAAATTAATAGCTAGTGTTTATGATGAGGTTGCAGACGATGTTATAATCAACACATACTCAAATGATGAAGATAAAACACCTGTAGTAATAACAAACGTACACTATGATAATCCTGTTGTGGATAAAGAAACAGGACAATTAAGAGAAAAAACAAAGTTAGAATTGTATAACGATGGATTGTACAAGCTAGGATATAATGAATTATTTAAAGATGGAGAAATAAAGACAGTAGATTTAGACCCTTACCATAGTATTGAAAATAATCAAATTGTATTTAAGAAAACTGAACTTTTAAACAAGATTGAAAATGAAATTCACAGAAAAGAGCAGATGGAGAAAGAGAAAGAATTTGAATTTAAGGGATATATGCAACCTAACAGAGAATTACAAGACCAAACAAGTTTGCTTAAGGTAATATCATTACTTAATGCAACACAACAAACAGAGTTTAAGGATTGGAAAATGTATGATGATAAAGGCAAAGAACATTATGTAACACTAACAATTCAAGAGATGATGAAGTTAGCATATATAATGCAACAACAAACTACAAGAGCAATGAGAATAGCAAGCAAGCTAAGAGAAAAGGTTGAAAGTATAACAGATGAAAAAGAATTGATGGATTTCAATGCAGAAAAGGAATGGGCAAGCAACAATGAAGATAACAAAAATTAAAATTGTATTCTACAAAAGCAATTATAGGTGGTGGAGTAGGCTTATTAAATGGTGGACTAATTCTAATTACTCACATTGCGAATTGTATATTAACGATAGATACTTACTAGGTATATCAGATGAACAACAAGTAAGAATTAAAAGATATGATTTATCCCCTGAAAAATGGGATAGTATAGACTTAAAAATTGATGATAGGCTAGAATGGATAGTTAATGACTTCTTTGAACAGACACAAGGTGCAAAATACGATTGGAAAGCTATAATTCTATCTAATATCTTCAATAGAAGAAAGCAAGATAAAACAAAATACACTTGTAGTGAATGGATAAGTGAATTGTTAGACTTAAGGTATAACATTTTTCAACCTAAGAGGTATTACATGCTAACACCACAAGATGTTTATGATGTGTTTAAGAAAATGACCTCACAGAATAAGCGAGGTTGAAAGTTTTGAGGTATAGACAATAGTTTATACCTTTTTTTATTAAAAATTAATTATACGTTAATTTTACACTAATCGTGCGTTAATCGTGCTAAATATATTTTAGAAGTCAATAAATAAAGGAATTAATCGTGCATTAATCATGCGAGATTTAAAAAAAGGAGGTAATAATGGATTGGATAATTGAGATAAACGGCAAGAAGTACAAATTAGTACCACTTGATAACAAAAAAGACCCTTTTGATAACATTTTTAATTATATTTTAATGGTTGAGGGTGGATATTCTAATAATCCAAATGACAAAGGTGGAGCAACTAAATATGGAATAACTGAAAATGTAGCTAATGCATATTATGGATATAAGGTAGTAAACTTAACCAAAGAACAAGCAAAAGAAATATATTATAAAGAATTTTATCTTAAAAATAAGCTAGATAAAGTAGCAAGTGATAAGGTAGCATTATCAATATTTGATTGGCTAGTTAATAGTGGTGTGTGGGCAATCAAGAAAGCACAACTGACATTATGCAACTTAGGATATAAGGTTGATATAGATGGAATTATAGGCAGAGATACGTTAAATAGCCTAAATTCAGTTAATGTTAATGATTTCTTGAACGAATACCATAGAATACAAAAATTATTCTATGAAGCAATAGTGTACAACAACCCTAGTCAAAAAGTATTTTTGCAAGGTTGGTACAATAGGCTAAATAATAAAATTAAATATATAAAGGAGATGTAGTATTATGAACAAAGGAACAGTATTTGGAATTATTTTTACAGTTTTAGGAGCAATATTTGGAGCATTACTACCTAAGTTAAGGGAATTAGTTAAAAAAACACCAACTGAGTTAGATGATGTAGCATTAGAAGTCGTGGTGTTTGTTGAAAAACTACTTAATGGAGACAGTGGAGAGTCTAAAAACCAAAGAGCCAAAGATTTAATTGAAGCCAAATTAGGACAAACAGTAAAAGAAAAA